GGCACAAGTATGGTCTCACGCATTCCAAGGTCCTGGTGGTTGGTTGATTGACAACTGCCTTACCACTCTTGGTCAGCAATGTCCTGTCTGTGAAAAGAATCGTGTTCTGTGGAACTCTGGTTCTGACCGTGATAAGGAAGAAGCACGTAAGCAGAAACGCAAACTTTCCTATTACGCAAACATCTATGTTGTTCGTGATCCTGCCAATCCCGATAATGAGGGCAAAGTATTCCTCTATAAGTTTGGCAAGAAAATCTATGACAAGATTCTTGCTGCAATGCAACCTGAGTTTGAAGATGAAACTCCAATCAATCCTTTTGACTTCTGGACTGGTGCTAACTTCAAACTGAAACTTGTCAAGAAAGATGGTTATTGGAACTATGATAAGTCCGAGTTTGCAGCACCTTCTGCACTTCTTGATGGAGATGATGATGAACTGGAACGCATCTATAAGTCTCTCAACAATCTGAATGATTTCACTGACCCCAAAGAATTCAAGTCTTATGATGATTTGAAGAAGCGTCTTGAGTATACTCTTGGTCTTCGTGGTGTTCCCAAATCTCAAGATCCTGAAGTTGTTGCTGAAGAAGAAGAGTGGGAACGTGAACGTCGTGGTGAAACTACTTCTACTTCGTCCTCTCGTTCATCTGCATTTGATGATGCAGAAGTTCCTTCGTCTAAGTATAGTGATGACGAAGATGAGGATGATGCTCTTTCTTACTTCCAGAAACTTGCCGAGTCGTGAAGTCTCTGATTATTCTTCTTGCAATTTTCGTTGCCTCCCCAGTGGAGGCAATTACTTGGAATCAGTTCTGGAGACCATTTAGAGGAGGATATTATTATACTCCTTCTTATTATGCTCCAAGATATTATGGAAATTGCAGAAGAGAAGTTCTTCGTGAAGAAGTAGTTTCTGGTGATGGAAGAATTGAACCTTATGTTCGAACATTCAAAGAGGTTCAGTATTACCCCTGCTAATCAAAATTGACCTTTAAAATAAAAAAGGGGTCGAAAAAAATTCCCGCAAAATTTTCTCTTATGAGGATTTTGCGGGTTTTTTATTTACCAATAGTTCTTGGATTATAAACTTTTTTAGTTTTATTATCTACATATTGACTTGATTCTGAGTATGTCATTATGTTTCTAGTATCCGAAACAAATACTCCGATATATTCTGGTTTTAGTAGAAGAATTTTTCTCTTTTCATCATTTTTTCTTGTTTCATATTCATAATTTGTTATTGCTACTGTTTTATTTTTTATTGTTTGTATGTTTCCATCTTTATCTAAGAATTCTAATGTTTGTCCATCAGATTCGATGAATATTTTTAATCCTGGAAATGGTTTTGTCATAGGATTTCGTTAGTAAATTTGAATAGGGGTTTTAGAGCACCATTAACAAAAATACCCGTAATTTCATATAGTCTTTCTGGTATTCTCACTTTGTTATCTAAAATAACATCTTCTATAGTTATATTTACATCCTCTCCACTATTTGTCTTTACCTTTATTATTCCTCCCCAACTATTCGGCCAATTTGCTAAGCTATTTAATATAGATACTTCACCAAGAACATTAGAATCTCTTTTTATATAATTTAAAGTCGAGGTATTTACATTTATGGTTGTTATATAATATTCGGTTGGTATTGAATTTCCCCTGCTATAAACTTTTACCATTTGGTTTAAGTTTACACTAATAATTTCATTTGCTTTTGAATTTGGGAAAGAACTCAATTGATATTCAGTATCAGTTTCATTTGTCTCTATTACTTCGGATTTTGATGGATCTACTTGAATTCCACCTTCAATTAATACTCTGCCAAATTCATCCTTAAATTCAATAGTCTCATAGTGATGGATCTCTTGTATTTTCTCATCTGACCCATACTTATCCAACATATACTTATATAAGGAGTCATTATCTAATGGCCATTGCTCATTTGTGTTTGTTATATTATTTGTAATTAAAACAATCCAATCCAATTCGGAATTGCTATAATATTTTTCTGCTATTTGATCTGCTCTTTCGTCTCCAATTATTTGATAATATTCAAAGGCAGTGATTATTTCCTTTATATCTTCACGAAGTTTTGGTCGTTTAAATAAATTTTTTGCATCAGTATATTCATTGATAAGATTTCTATCTTTAAATACGGAAATGTATTTTAAATTTGGTAGTTCTCTGAAGTATGCCATATCAATATCCTATATCGTCTGCTGTTATTGGTGATAAATCGGCTTTTCCTGATAGCTCTCCTGTTATATTTTCTTGATAATCACCTTCGAATATTGGTTCTATTTCTGTAAAGGACAGACCTAATGTTACCGATACTGGTTGTCCATCTTCATATGCTGCCCATTGTCCATCTGGAGCATAACTTACAGAGCAGTTTGTTAATGCACATAATTTGAATTTATTTAATCCAGGAATTGATGAGTTTCCCATTTTGTATTCAAGTTTGAATACATTCGGAGTACCCAAAAGTGCTGCAGATGTTCCAGCACTTGCTCCAGAATTGAGCTTTCGTGCTGCCATTCCTTGCTTAAAAACTCTTATAATTTTTCTTACTGTTTTTGCTTCATTTTCACTTCTTGGGGATAGTCTCCATCCAAAACTAAATTCTCTTAATGTTGGACCCTGGAATAGTAATTCCAAGTTAGAATTTGGAACTACTCCAAGACCCCTTGCCAAAATTGTTTCTGGTGGCACGTCAAATTGTGCTGCCTTTAATACTAAGCTCCCAATTGCTGCCTCAATTTGTGCTTTAATTGCTGGATCGTTTTTATCTGCTTTTAATCCAAGAGCCGCATATGCTGCTAAAGGAGTAGGATCAAATCCAGTAAGTGATTTAAATACTTGACCAGCAACTGCTCCACCAGTGGACAAAGCGGGATTCCCCATTACCTGTGCAGTCATAGCAGCAGTAAGATTATTCATAGTATCTGCACCCCAAGCAACACTATTATTATCTGCTACATTGTTTGGGATTGGGAGTATTACAGTCCCTAAGAATTCTTTTGTTGCACTGGTTTTAGTTAATCCAGATAATATTTTTCCAACATTTCCTCCAAGCAATTCTGATCCAGAAGGTGACTTATAATTATATTCTGTTATATGCAAGGTATCTTGTTGCGTTGTTATTAAATCTGTTGGATATATCAATAACTTTTCTGACCCACTTCCGTATTTGTTTTTTTCATTTGCAGAAGTGCTCAATCCAGGTATAGTAGAAAGTCCACCAAACAAAGAACTAACTGTGCTACTACCATTATTGGATGTACTACTGCTGCTGCCAGAAATTCCTGCTGTTGTTCCTAAAGTAGATGCAGATGGCAAATTGGTTTGAGACTGTCTATTGGTGGATGTAGTTGGGGTTCCAACTACATCAAAAGTTTGATTGCCAAGAAATGATGGTTTAATTGCTCCTTTTGTGGATCCACCAACAACTTGATAAGTTTTATTTAAATTGGTTTTTACATCTAAGAATAATTCATTTAATCTTTTTTCACCAAATGTATCTATTGCTGCCTGCGTGAATGCACCATTAGTGAATATATAATCACACTGTGAGTTCTTTGATGGTTTTGTGATATTTCCACCCGTTCCAACTTGTCTCACTACATAACTTTCCCCCGTATCGGGATCATATACTAAATTATAATCATATGCTAAGCATGGGGCATTGGGCAGCCTAGAATCTGTTGTTAATATATTTTCTTTTACTGTTAATTCTGCCATTATGGTGCGTCCCAGACTTTATATTTGGATACTGGTTGTCCTTTCTTATCTACAAATTTCTCTGTTGGTAATAACGAAATTCCAACCCAATCATTTTTAGGGACTTTAAACATTTCAGTCATTACACCTGAAAAAAGATATTTGTGCAATGTCTTTTTTGGTGCGTTAGAAATACCTGATTTATTTATTAGAGATTTTGCCACTCCACCTCTATATTGTGGATTTAAGTAATGTAGGTTTGCTCCTATAAAACTCCCTTCTCTTGGATTTACTTCAATTATATAGGATAATGGATGTTGATCCCACCATTCATATTTTTGGGGATACTTTGCAGAGTATAAAAAGAATACCAAATCACCAGGAACTATGAAGTTAGTGTCTAATTCACTAATATTTTTATATTGATAATTTCTAAGTTCATTCATCAATTGATTCGTCCACCAATTAGATCCAAAAAATCTTTTTCCTGCTTTTTTTCTTATTTCTTCCGAGATCATTTTACTGGTATCCCCAATTCTTTTTCTGTTAGTATTCTAAATTCCCACTTTCTATCAGAACAAAACTCTTTTGCTGCTTTCCATTTTGCTTGATTTATTGCCCATGTCTTTACTTTATATGCCCAAGATTTAGTTTTTCTTTTAGGATTCTGTTCTGGCATATTTAAATCTTTTTGTGGTTTTATTTCAACTACTAAAGTTCGATTAACATTATTTTTATCCTTATACTTAACAAAAAAATCAGGAAAATAACGATGAACTTTATTATCTATTGGTGAAATATATGGTATAAAAAATTCTTCAGATCTCCATTCGTTAACACTTTCAGTAAGATCACAATATTGCATAAATTTTAATTCATATGATGATCTGTAGACTATATTTGTCGGATCACCTTTATACTTTTCTGGTTTTGATGGTTTAAATTTTCCTTGTTTATATCCAGAATCGTCTTTATGTGGCATACATAGTATAGATAATATCTTAAAAAATATTTATTCTATGGCGGATCAACCAAGTGGACTTCCAAATATAGGACCACTTTATACAACAATAACAACACCCAACGGTCTTCCAGGAAATGGCGTCAACAATCTTAAAGGTGCCAGAGATATTTTTGGAAATTTATCAGTTTCAAGTCAATTCAAAGTATCTTTACATCTGAATAATTCTCAAGGTCAAGATTCAAATCTTCTTGGGTGGCTTGCCTCTGCTGGTTTAACTTTAGATCCTACTTCGAATACATATTACGATTTCTTCTGTGCTGAAGCTGCTCTTCCTGGTGCCACATTTGATATGGCAGAAGAAGTTGGGAGTCGTCAAGGAGTAATAGAAAGATTTCCAACAAGAAGAATATATCCAGATTTTACTATGACATTTTATGTTGATAATGATTATAGAATACTTAGATTATTTGAAGAGTGGATGAATTATATTAATCCAGTTTATGATGACAGTGGACTTCTTAATACATCAAGTTCTGGACAAGGAAATGCCAAAGGTTCTCAGAACTTTTTTAGATTTAGATATCCAGAAAAATATAAAAGAATTATATCAATCACAAAATTTGAAAGGAATTTTAGAGTTGGTCTGAATAAAGTTGGATTTCCTCCATTATTGACATATAGAATGATTGATGCATTTCCAACTAATATTACTGCGATTCCAGTTTCATACGAAGGAAGCACAATAACAAAGAGCACTATTACTTTCAATTATACTAGATATGTCACTGAAAAGAGTGGTGGTAATTTAAATTTATTTACGTACTCATAAATATTTTCAACTGAATTTTATAGGACATTATGCCTTTACCAAGTATTTCTACACCAACATATGAGTTGGAATTGCCATCTACAGGAAAAACAATAAAATATAGACCATTTTTAGTAAAAGAGGAAAAGGTTTTAATTCTTGCATTAGAAAGTCAGGATACAAAACAAATTACTAATGCAATTAAGCAGGTATTGAAAGAGTGTATTTTAACTAAAGGAATTAAGGTCGAAGAACTCCCAACTTTTGATATTGAATATATTTTCCTGAATGTTAGAGGGAAATCTGTTGGTGAAAGTATTGATCTAATTGTCACTTGCTATGATGATGGAGAAACTCAAGTTCCTGTCACTGTTTATATTGATGAAGTGAAGGTACAAAAAGATCCAGAACATACAAAAGATATTAAGCTCGATGATAAATTAGTTCTGCAGATGAAGTATCCTTCTTTAGAACAATTTATTAAAAATAACTTTGATTTTAGTACAGTTCAGAGTGAATCAAATATTGAAAAATCTTTTGACATTATTTCTTCCTGTATAGAAGCAATATTCAGTAATGATGAGTCTTGGGCTGCATCAGATTGCACTAAAAAAGAATTGATTGAATTTATTGAAAGTATGAATTCATCGCAATTTAAAAAAATAGAGCAATTCTTTGAAACAATGCCAAAACTTTCACACACAATAAAGGTAGTTAATCCAAAAACAAAAGTAGAAAATACTGTGGTATTGGAGGGTTTAACAAGTTTTTTCGGTTAATTATGGCTCATATGGAACTTGAGTCATATTTTAAAATCAATTTTGCCCTAATGCAGTTCCATAAATATTCTTTGACAGAGATTGAAAATATGATGCCCTGGGAAAGGGATATTTACTTAGCACTATTGAGACAGCATATTGAAGACGAAAAACTGAAACAACAGCAAGCAAATGCCAGCAATTAGTCCTGCTATCAATCCACAAGCAATTGTTGGAAATAGACCAACGAGTACTCAGTCTTTTCAGAATTTTATTTCTGGTGGAAATCCACTTGGCACTTCTGTGGTATCAAATGCAGCAAATAAGATTGTTGGTTTTGAGAGAGCAGCAGTAAAACCAGTAATACCAGATATCAATTCAATAGTAAATACTATATCTTCCAATATTTTAAATCAGGTAGACAATTCAATTAGAAGTGCTACAAATATAATTAATCAAAATACCGATGCTAAGATACAGCAAGTAGAAGGTGATACAATAAGAGAGATACAGCAATTAAAAACAGAGACACAAAATAATCAAATAACTCAACTACAAACTGTAGTAGAAAGAATACAAAATCAAACAACAAATATTGTTGAACAGATAAGTGAGAATTATAAAAAAAGAGTAAGTGATATAGATTCTTCAAGTCCAAGTAATCTCCTTACCAATTTTATACAGTTATATCGAACTGCTATTGACTTTATAAAATTCTTTGGTGATAGAAGAAATATTGATACATTAAAAAGCAATTTAGTTTCACTAAAAGAATCTTTCACCGAAAGTTTTGAAGTAGCAAAATTAATTAGAACTACAATTATAAAAATATTCAATCAGTTATCGAGTCTTCCAAAAGCAGGACCTGGAAGTTCTTCTGGTTTGAATATTGATGTAAATGTTCCCAAGTCTGGGATGAAGCAAACTCTTCCCAAAGGTGCTAGAGGAATGAAGGGAAAATTGGGAATGCTTGGATTAGGTCTTGGTGGATTGGCAGCAGGAGGAGCGGCAGTAAATGCACTTGCTGGTTCCAGAGATCAAGTTGAACCAGTACAAACAGAACAATCAATTCCAGGACAAATATTGGATACATTTTCTGCTTTGATCTCTAGATTTGGAAATGCAGTTGATGAGATGGTCAAAGGTGGTGAAGGTGCCAAATCTGGATCACAAGGAGGTCCATCATCAAAATCATCACAAAAAGGTGGAGGTGGTCAAAGGGGTGGTGGAAGATCACCTGGTGGATTACAAACTGGGAAATCTGGTGGAGTTAATGCAGGTGATATAATAGCAGATACACCAGAAGAAAAGGCATTTATTGCAACGGTAAGAGAATCGGAGGGAACTGCTGGGGCACAAGGTTATAATACATTCTTTGGTGGAAGTCAGTATGGTGGAGATTTATCAACAAAAACAGTAATGGAAGTTAAGCAACTTCAAGAAAAGTTTTTGGCGGAAGGAAAGGGAAGGTGGAGTGGAGGGAAATCTGCGGCTGTTGGTGCCGGACAATTTTTATATCCAGAGCAGGTAGTTCGTGAAATGGGAATGGATCCCAATAAAGTAAAATTTACTCCAGAATTACAAAATCAAATGATTCTCTACCTTGCTAAGAAAAAAAGAGGAATTGATGTAAGTAAAGAATTGACTGCTGCCGATTTTAAAGTTTTAGGAAAAGAATGGGCAGGATTAAGTGAATATCACGGACAAGGTGGATCTTTAGGTAGAACTGGTAAACTTTATACTGAGAACCTTAGAGAAGCAAGAGGAAATGTAAAAGCAAAAGAAAAACCAGGAGTTGGTGGAGAAGATCTTCCCGAATGGATGCTATCACCACAGAAAAGAGAAGAATTGAAACTGGCAACTGAAACAGTTTCTCAACCACCACCATCACAAACAGAGGCACCAAAAATTACTACTTTACCATTGGATCTTTCTGGTGGTACTGGTGGAGGAGGACAGCAGGCACCTTCTGGTCCAATTCCAGCACCAACAAGACCTGGTGTTTCTGGTCCTCAAATTCCTTATATACCATCATCAGATCCAGAAAATTTCTTAGTTCTTTATTCAAAAATAGTCTATAATATTGTTGACGGATAATGGCAAAATCACTTTCATCTCCACTAATTTCTGCAGCAAATAATATAGTCTCACTTAATGCTAGGTCAAAGAGGTCTTTGCCTAGGTTTGTGAATGAATTTAAATCATTTTCTTCATTTATTGCTACAGAAAAGGCAGAATTAGATAGACTAAAACTACCAGAGAAAAGAAAGATAAAAGCACTTGCCAATTTAAATATCGCAAGTAATTTTGGATCTCCTGGTGGTTTATTAAACAGTTTAGCATCCGGTGCAATGGATGTTGCTGGATTCTTGGGAAATATGTTCCCATCTGAAGGGAAATTGGGTAAACCTAAAAAACCAGCAGGTAAACCACCAAAACCAACTGTTAAAGGACCAGCATTAAAATTTGGAGGACTGCGTTCTATTGGAATTCTGAACGCAGTTTTTGCTGGATTAGATTTTGCCACTGGTCTCCAGGAAGGAGAATCTGTTGGTAAGGCAGCAGCAGGTGCCGGTGGTAGTTTAGCTGGTGGATTATTGGGTGGTGCAATAGGACAAGCACTTATTCCAATTCCTGGACTTGGGTTTGTTATAGGTAGTGCCGTTGGTGGAATGGCAGGTGGATGGTTGGGAGATAGAGCACATGAAGTTGGAGAAAAGACATTCGCACAGAAGCAAGAAGAAAAAATAAAGACGCAAGAAGCAAAACAAAAAGCAGAAGCATCAAAAGTTTCTTATGATGGATTGACTGAAGGATTTGAAGATGCTGTTAAGAAGTTCGAAAAGTTCGTCCACGGTTCATTTATTTCAATGGTAAATGCTGCTGCTTCAGCAGCAGGTGAAGAGGGAATGCCTTTAGAATATGGTGATCCAATGCCAGAAATTTCTGGTACTGAAGCAACAGGTGAATATCAAGATGTTGTTGCAATTGGAGGAAAATTACCAAGCAAATCAGTTATAACCAGTCGTTATGGACCAAGGTGGGGGAGAACTCACTATGGAACTGATTATGGTGAACCAACGGGAACTCCAATTAGTGTAATTCAACCAGGAAAAGTGAAGTATGCGGGATGGTCTGATGGTGGAGGAAATTATGTTGAAATAAATCATCCCGATGGTTCGATGACAAGATACCTACACTTAGATAAACCAGCAAATGTAAAAACGGGGCAAGCAATTGAACCAGGAACAGTTATTGGTTATGTTGGCAGTACTGGAAGATCAACTGGTCCCCATTTGCACTTTGAGTATGCTCCTCCAGGAAAAGGTTCAATTGATTCTGCTCCCTATGCAGATCAATATTTTAGATTTGGTGGGAATGTTAAGGTAAAACCAAAAGCATCTGCTTCTGGTAAAACTGGAGCAGAAGGAACAACAGCAGTCCTTATGGCAGGTACTAATGACACTGATGCAAATAAGGCAGCAGAAAATATCAAGAGATCGATAAAAGATTTGCAGGTAAAAGGATATAAGGTAGTGGTTATTCCTCCATCACAACAAGAGGGAAGTCCATATGCAAGTATTGGGGCAGCAATAGAAAAAGCTTCAAAAGAAATGGGTGCCACTGTAGATAAGAAGACATACAAAGGACAAGGAAGTGCATCTCCATTCTCACAGTTGGATAGTCAATCAGTCCAATCATTAAAACAAAATTATCCTGGTGCAAAATTTATTGGTGATAGTAATGCGGCAAATTTCCAAGGTTCTATGAATTATGGAGGGCAGGATAGTAATTATATTATGCAGCAAATATCTACGATGCAAAATGCAAAATCAGTAGTTCCCGTAGGAGGAGAAGATCTTGATATTTTTTCAATGACTCCAGAGCAAAGAGCACAATTTGAGGCATACATCAATCCAGCTCCATCATTAAAACCACCAGATGTAAATACATATCCCTCATACAATAAACCAGGACAAAGTTCAGTTGTTCTTATGCCAATAGCACTTCCAACTTCTGGTGGGGGTGGTAGTGCTCCTGTTGTTATTTCTGGAGGAGGTGGTGGGACACAAATAATTAAATCTCCTGGACCTTCACCAAGTGAAGTGGTAAATAGTTTAATGAAGACAATGCTGTTAACTAATTTATCTGGGTCATAATGTCAAATTCAGTAGCAACTTTTAATATAAAAGCAATAATTATAGAATCATTAGATGGTTCAAAAAAAGTTGAAGTATCTAACTCACTATTGAGTGCGGATTATTTTGAGGATATTCTTTCACCATGCGTGACTATGAGAATGCAATTGGCAAATAGTTCAACATTATTTAATTTACTTCCACTTCGTGGTGGAGAAAAGGTTGCAATTGAGATTGAGACCTCTTTGGGATCTTTTTATTTGGATGGTGATTATGCAATGTATGTATTTAAAGTATCAGATATAAACCCAGAAACAAACAGAGAAGTAATCACCTTGCATTTAGTTTCCAGAGAGGGATTGACAAATGAAACTGCTAGGTGTCAGAAAAAGTATTCTGGAAACATTAACGATAGTGTTGAAGATATTTTAAAGAATGTTTTATTAACAAAAAAATATAAGTCATCAAATATAGAAAAAACAGGAAATAGTTATAGTTTTATTGGAAATACTAAGAAACCATTTCATGTTTTAACTTGGTTGGGACCAAAATCAGTACCATCTTTTAATTCTGGAGGAAACTCTGGAGGAGAAAATACAGGAGAGGCAAAGGGAACAGCTGGATTTTTATTTTATGAAAATAAGGATGGGTTTAATTTTAAAAGTGTTGATGCATTAGTATCAAAAACACAATCTGGATCATCTTCAGCAGATGATAAATCAATCACAAAATATTATTATTCTCAGATTAATGAGGCAAATAAGGATATTAATGATTATAAAATTTTAAACTATACTTTTGAAAAAAATATAGATTTAATGAAATCATTAAGAGTTGGGATGTATGTAAACAAAACATATTTTTATGATCTATACACCAATACACTTAATCAATATGTCTACCGTTTAAGTAAAGAAAAAAAGAATAAACTTGGGACCAAAGAAATTTCAGTTCCAGATGAATTTGCAGAAGCAATATCAAGAATAATGTTTAGGATTTCTGACAGAGGAGTTCTATCCGAGAGTGAGGTTACCATTGATTCTGGAAGAGATATTACAGATATGGCAAAATCTTATTCTAGATATAATATTTTGTTCACACAAGCACTAAATATGATAGTACCATGCAACGTTAATTTAAAAGTTGGTGATGTAATCTACGCAGAATTTCCTAAAGTTAGTAGAACAAAAGAAAAGGAAGCTGATCCAGAACAAAGTGGCAATTATCTAATAAAAGAATTGAGACATCATTTCGAAGGAAACCAAATGATTACTAGCCTAAAATTGATCCGTGATAGTTATGGTTTATATGGGTCCAATAATGGTTAATTAAAATGGAACTACAAACAATAATCAATGATATATGCGAGGAACTTGAGAGTCCTGCAATAAATAAACAAAGGAAAAGATATTTGGAAAATTATCTTTCCGAATTATTAGAATATCAAAAGCATAATCCTGATGCTACTGATTGTCCAACTCATTTTGAGTTGTTTTGTGATTTAAACCCAGACGCACCTGAATGTAGAATTTTCGATGATTGAAGAATCTTTATTAAAATCTAATTTTATAGGAAAAGACGGATTTGTTTGGTGGATCGGTCAAGTTGCTCCTGCATCCGTTTGGAGAAATGAAAAATCTAAACCAGATGCAGGAGAGAATAAAAAGGGTGCAGGTTCTCCTAGTTGGGCATATAGATGTAAAGTAAGAATTATTGGTTATCATACTTTTGATGGAGGTGTACTTCCTGATGAGGAATTACCTTGGGCACATGTATCTGTAGGGGCAGAAACTGGATCCGCACAAGGTAGTGTTGGACAAACAATGAGACTAACTGGCGGAGAAACAGTTTTTGGATTTTTTATTGATGGTGATGATGCTCAGCAACCAGTTGTTGTGGGATGTCTTTACAGAAATGAAAGTGTTCAAAATCTTGTCGATGAAGCATTTTTGCAGCAAGAAAAGAGTTCTCAGTTTAGACCATTCACTGGATTGCAGGGTAAATTATCCCAAGGTGCAACACAAATAAGAAGACAAAATGATGCAGTTCAAGGAGAACCAAAAACAAATTCTACTCCTGTCGATATTTCCGATAAAAGTTTAGTTGGTGATCCTGTAGAATTTACAAGAGAAGAGAATAAGTCAGGAGAAGATCAACTAATTAGAAATGACCTAGCGACACAACAGTGGGAGACAGAATACTGTAGTGTTAAAGTAGTTCGTGAAAATGGATGTACTGATAATTTAATCTCAAAAATACAATCGGTAATAGAAGAATTTTTAAATTTTGTTAATGGATTGATTTCAACTGGGTTGTCATATCTTGATACTGGACTAGCATATATTGATCAGATTTTAAATACATTTGTAGATCTACCTACCAGAATTTGTGAATTTGCTGGAAGAATACTAGGAATTATTAAATTTATAATAAACAATATGCGTAATGGCATATTGGGTTTAATTGGTAAATTGTTTGGGCAACTTATTGGCCTTATAGTACCACTACCCCAACAACCACCAATTGCGTCAGCAACAAAAAATATAATGGATATTATATTTTGCGTTTTTGAAAAGATATTGGCAGCATTAGGTCCTTGGTTATGTGATTTCCTAGAAGGAATGGTAGGAAATATCACAAATGCCCCATTATGTGCAGTACAGCAGGCAGTTGCTGCTATCCTTGCAAAAATTATGGATTTGCTTGATGATTTACTTTCACCTATTTTATCTGGTGTTAGTTGGTTAGTTGGTGGATTGGGAACAGTATCAAGCATTTTAAGTTCAGTTTCTTCAATTGCACAACAAATTTTAAATTTCCTTGGATGTGATCAATTAAAATGTGAAACTACTACTGAATGGACACCATGTAAGGGATCCAAAACTGCACCAGGAGATAGATGGAATAAAGTCTTGGGTAATCTTAATGATATTGATATAAATTCGAATTTAGGAGAATTATCTGTTTTTGGTTATAGTGGTTCTTCTGCATTTTCTGATTGCACAAACACTGCTAAGAATCCAAAAGATCAAGATGATCAGATTTCAAATCCACCATCAACAAAGACTCCATACTGCATTCCACCAAAAGTTGAAATTTTTGGAAATGGAGTTCAAGCACAAGCAACAGCAATTGTTGCTGATGATGGATCAATATTGTCAATAAAAGTGGTTAAAGGTGGAAAGGGTTATACAAAACCACCATCAATTAATATTATAGATAACACAAACCACGGAAAAGGTGCAAAGGCAAAAGCAAAAATAAAAAATGGTAGAGTATCTGCAATATACCTTACCAATTCTGGAAGTGGATACTGTAAGGGTGATTATACAAAGTTCAATGAAAATCCAACTTATCTAGTCACCGCAAATAAATATTCTTTCTTTGAGGGAGAAACAGTAAGATATACAGTTACAACGACAAATGTTCCAAATGGAACTAAATTAGAATATGATTTGTCTGGTGATATAAAATTAGAGGACATGGAAAATGTTTCTTCTCTTTCAGGTAATTTAATAATAAATTCAAATACTGCCTCAATTTCGTTCAAATTTAAACAAGATAGTATAAATGAAAATGTAGAGACTCAATATTTTAGCTTATATGATACTGAGGGAAATAAGGTTGCTAGGACAACAGTATTAGTTAATAATGAACTATCCCCAATATTAAGTCCAGAACCAAATAATCCAAATGAATCTCCACCTGGAACTTATATTCTTCCAGAATCTGGGGGAACGGCAGGGACTGGAGCGACAACTATTATCACTCCTCCAGGAATTGGTGGTATTGGTACTTCCGGAGATGGTATCGGAATACCTCCTGGTGGTATTGGTGGAATAGGAACAGGAATTGTTGGTATAATTACAAGTATTATTCCAGAAAGACCTGGATATGGATATACTGACGGTGATAAAATTAGAGTTGGTAATTGTGAATTTGGACTTATCTTGTCAAAACAAGGATCTATAGTTGGTGTCACTAGTATTAGTTGCAGTACAATTTTTGATACTTTGCCAACATTATCAATAATAACAAATACGGGTCAAGGTGCAGAACTCTATCCTGTGATAGAATATACTCCATCAAGTACATTGGTCACAACTATTAATGAATTTGGAGTAATTAATGTTGTCGATTGCGTTTGATTTTTTAAAATAAATATAAAAAAGGTTATACTATGTCTGAAGAACAAGAAAAGGAATGGTGGCAACAAGGATATGGATTTAGAGTCCAATCTGGTATAGAAATTTCTGGTGATAAATGCCAGTATTCTGTCATAACAGATGCAGGAAATGGTTTTACTTATTTTGAAAGTGGCAATAAAGGGGACATTGTTTCTGGTTCATCAACAGAAAAAGTTGGAAAAAATTTAAATGCTAAAGAAGTAGCAAAAATAATTAAAGCTGAAAATGGAGATATTGTATTCGAAGCCCCAAATGGGCAAATTACGTTAAAGGCAAAAAATATTAGAATAATGGCAGAAGATGGTGATGGTGAAATTACCATGCAAGCAGGAAAAATTCTAGAAGCAGATGCACCAACATCTAGAGTCAAAGGCACTAATGTTGATATAACTGCAGTAAGTGGAGCTAATGTTATGGGAAATTATGCTGATATTACAGCAGGTGTACAACAATCAAGTTCTTCATTAACAGATTTAACTCAAGGATCTTTGGTTGGTGCATTACTAAATGCTTTGGGCAATTTAAAGAAATTCTTATCATACTTCGCATAACATGGCAGCAACAGCATCTATTGCAAATATTGGGGATAAGCTGATAGTAGGTGCAGTTGATACCTCATTCTTAACTGCATCTAGTAGAATTCTTCCAGGAACTGCAGTCTTAAATGGTCCTGTCTTTATTGGTGCAACTCCACAGGTTGGAATTGCTCGTGCTGCATGTATGATTGGACCTCCATTTCCTGGTGTGGCAGCACCAGCATCACTTGAAGTTACTGGGGTTTCCAATTTTTATGGAGTTAATAATATTTTTGGAACAGAAATTATAGAAGGATTTGGAAAAGTTTTTGGTTCTCATAAAGTTCAAGGTTTTGGTAGTGTTATAGGAACAGGGAAATGTGTTGGTAAATTTACTGTTAGTGGAAAAGAAGTAGTAAATGGTAAATTAATAGTAAATGG